GCAATCTTTTCCTCCTTTATACGATTCGACACGTCATGTCAGATGACATCGAGAAATTTGATCTCCACGCCGATGGCCTCGGCGTTTCACCCGGAACTGAAGAAGAGTATGTTGTTCTTGACTCACCATCAGCTAGAACCGCTCGTCGTCATGTTGCGGCAGGAGAGTTTTACACTGGCACCGGCCTTGAAGAAATAGCGAGATACGGCGGCTATGCTTCTCATAGGGCATCGGGTAATACAGACCCGTGGGTTCGAAAATCCCTAAAAATCTTTGATCCTGAACTCTACGACTCAATCTACGGTTTTACCCGTACCGGCGAAGGTATTGATGGTGCCTATAAGGCCCTCTTTAAATTCGATGGACCTGTTGTTAGAGGGACACGTCTTTCTGTGCGCCAAAGAAGTTCAATGAAACGGGCTATAGCTAAAGCTCGCGCTGCGTTTAAGCTTCCAGTAAAACACGAACCTCTGGACTGGCATGAGGTGGGCCAATATGTTAACCAATCGACTTCGGCTGGCGTCTCCTTCCCTGGAAAGAAGAAGAGCGAAGTGATGGGTGAGATATACACAGAGGCGCGGTGGCTTGGACACCGTATGAAAGAAGGTGGAAAGGATTCATTTGTCCCAACTAGAGTTAGGTTTCCGCCTTGTGTGGCGGGTACTCGTGGTCACCTCTCATCAATTGATGACCCGAAAACCAGACTCGTTTGGGTTTACCCTGCAGAGATGTTGGTGGTTGAAGGTCTTTGGGCTCCTGTTATGTACCGACAGTATCAAAGTCTACCTTCAGGACCACTCCTGTTGGGCAAGGCCTCTCAGCGTTTATTCGCAGAGTGGGTCGTAAAATTGAGACAAGGCCACGTCATTCACGCCTTGATTTCTCGGGTTTCGACACTGGCGTGCCGCCTTGGTTAATCCATGCGGCGTTTGACATCTTGCACGACAATGTCGACTGGTTGAATTGGCGTGGTAAACCAACCAGTAAACGTTCCCGCCAAAAATGGAGAAACGTTTGGGATGGAATGAAGTGGTATTTTATCAATACCCCAATCCTGATGCCGGATGGCCGCATGTTCAGAAAGCATCGTGGTGTTCCCTCCGGAAGTTGGTTCACCCAACTCATCGATAGTGTGGTCAACTACATACTTATCGAGTATCTCGCCGGATGCCAAGAAAAGGAGATAGAAGAGCTGAAAGTCTTAGGCGACGATTCCGTCTTTCGCTCAGGAGTTCGGATGGATTTGGTACAAGCTGCTTTGGATTGTCGGGCTGTCACGATGAAACTAAATCTTCCAAAGTGTGAAATTACAGAGGATTCAA